TAGATTGAACACGGAAAACGCTGAAGTAGTGAGAGACTACTACCTAAATCTCGAGGAAGCTCTGTTTGCCTATGGAGAATATACACTAAAGTACATGATAGACAAAACAGAGAAGACAATGGGACGCTTAGCCATTAAAGACAAATCAGAACAACAAGCAATTGAAGCTGCTAAAGAAGCTGAAGAACAACTTGAACAAGAGAAACTAGCTAGGGTCCAAGCTGAAGAACAAGCCACACTTGATCATGAGGCACGTGTACGTGCCGAGCGGAAGGCTATAAGAGTCAACAAATTTATGAGGAGAATGACCATTAAAGAAAACAAAATGGAATGGATTTATTCGCCTTCGGCGAATGGCGCGTAGCGTAGCCACAAATAAGTACTACTCTCAAGAACGTCTTTGGAAGATTGGTTCTACCATACGTTTAAGTAGTCGAATTGGTAGTTACAACACTGGTCGAGCTAAAGGTGTCGACCACTACTATTACGTGTGGGCGATAAAGTGTTACAACTCAAAGGATGTAGATGCTCACATTCAAAAACTTTTAGCTGATTTTAAGTGGAACAAGTCAACAGAAATGTACCACGGAATTAAATTCGTTGATTTAAAGGATATAGTAACCTTTATAGTTAACAATTACGATGCTAGTGTCGAGTACATCAACAACTTCATTCGAACCAGACTCGACGCAAGTTTAGACGAAGAAGATGAAATTCCACCACCTTTAGACTACAAACGGTTAACTTATCAAATAGGTGAACACACCGAAACTATAGATTTAGAAGAAGAGGAATCCGACTCGGTAAGAGAAGCACTTGAAAATATTTTGAGTGGATTGAAAGAACAATACGATCGGTTAGACAACGAAACAGTAGTTGTACAAAGAAAAGAGCTAATGGATCGACTTTCGAGCGTAACTAATGTAACTAAAAAAGACTTGTGGAGCCAAATCAAAGAACTAACCGAGTGGAAAGATAGTAAAACGGAGATAAATGATGGTTCTTTCAAATACAAAATTGTATACTAGTTTTTTAAACCTATGCTTGACTCAACCTTAAATATTCAAAAAGTGGTTACTATCCACTAGCAATTTTAATGGTGTCAAAAACCATTAAAGTTAAAATTGATAATTCAAGCAAGGGGGGTACCCACGGTAACTCGTAACACTAAATTGATCTCGCCACTAGTTTCTACTCCAAACTATCAATTGAACTTAAAATCGTCTACAGTAATTTTAATGGTTTTTTAAACCATTAAAATTTACAACAGCATAAATTTTTGAACTTTTAAAACTGCATCAAATAAGGTTTTACACTCCTTAATATCTACAAATGTTGGATTTCTAGTATGTTTTGTTGCTTGAAAATTTTTAATTAATTCATTACTGGTCATATGAACTTTAACTGGAAACACTAAATTATTAAAGGTTTTAGAAACCAACAAATCATAAATTAAAACTTTAAAAATGCAGGTTGGATGAAACTTTAAATCACCTAAATATAAATTCATAGATGTTTCTTCCTGTAGTTCCCGTATTAAAGTAGAAACCGTTGTTTCTCCATATAAAGAATGACCTCCTGGGAAAATGTATACCATATTGTCTGGGACAGTTTGCGATGGTGCAATTTCAGGTGATAGAAAATCAAAATACAATTCTCGTATTTCTTCTTTTTCTGAGGTATAAAGAGAGTTTAAATATTTAAAATATATTTTATTACATTTTAGATCTTTTTTAACCTTAGGATAATGAAACGATTCAGATCGTTCAAGTAAGAAAACTTTGTGGTCGTTAGTGATCATCATTAAATTAAATGAAATTTTTTTATGTTTCCAATTTTTAGTCTTCAAGATGTCCTTTAAAAAATCAGTGTTAAGATTGACCTCTGTTATACAGCGTATTTCATTAGTCCCGCTTATAGTTGTAAAATTTTCAGTTAATACATCTAAACTAGTTTTAAAACTGCTTAAATTCAAACTGAGTTGTTTTTGGTGGTACATTTTTACTTTATTTATTATTTAAGTCATTTTTTTACAACTCAAATTCATTTTTTTCACACGGTATAAAGATACCATTAAAAAAGTTTTTTAGTTTTATTTTTTGACCTTCGACGAAACCCTAAAATTAAAAACCTTCACGTCATAAAAAAATAGTAAAAATAATAAATGACTAAAACACGCTTAGAGAAGCCTAATACTCACATGGATATTTTAGAGCTTAACTCTAAAATTCAACTTTTTATAGATGAACAGAGTCCAAACATCAACAATTATAAAAATTTGCTGCAAAAAGTAAATGTATTATTAGAAGGTCACTTTAACTTAAGATCAGGTATAATTTATAAATTGAAAAATCTTAAAGACCATTTAACTTTAGAAATTAAAGAATATGAAAATTTAAAATTTTTCAACGTTGATGTAGCGCCATTGATTGAAAACTACCATAATTTAAACAAACAAAATATGGCTATTCCTTTCTTTAATTCGAACAAAACTTTTTTAAAAGAACACGTTATAAAAAAGGAGAAAATTCAGCATGAATTTATTAAAAAATTAAAAGAATACACAACCTTAAAAAATTTTGAGTATATGATTAAAAATTATAGTTTTGCTCCTAGGTCTAGTCCACCACCTTGTATATGCGGCAATAAAACCGAATTTATAAAAGATGATGATAGAGCTGTATGCGCCCTGTGTTCAACAGAACAATCATTAATATCTAACACATCTTCTTTTTCGGATGTAGGCAGGGTTAATATGGCCAGCAAATATACTTACAATAGAAAAGTGCACTTTAGGGACTGTATTATCCAATATCAGGGTAAGCAAAAAACTCATATACCAGAAGAAATTTATACTATCTTAGAACTGAAATTAATGGAGAAAAACATCTTAAATAAACAGTGTACCGACAGACTCAAAAGATTCGAAAAAGTTACACGAATTATGGTATTAGACATCTTAAAAGAATTAGAATCTAAAGATGTTAAAAAATTTTACGACGATATTGTATTGATACACCATATATTAACCGGTCAACCGTGTGACAATATAGAATACTTGGAAGATTCGTTATTAGATGACTTTGACAAACTAACTGAGACATACGACAATATTTATACTAGTTCCGAAGAACTTGAATCAGATAGTAAGGGTAAAAACACCAACAAACGCAAAAATTTTATTAATGCTCAATTTGTACTTTATCAATTGTTAAAAAAACATGGTCATCCATGCAATGAAATGGATTTTTTAACCTTAAAAACATCAGAAAGAAAAAGGTTTCACCACACCATTTGTAAAGAATTATTTTCTATTTTGGGTTGGAAGTACTCATATTCTATTTAATTTTTAATGCTTGAAGTAAGCATTAAAGATATTATAATATGAGTCAAAATTATTTTTATGCTTAAAATTAGCATAAAAATATATACTGTTTAAAAATAGGTATAATCCATCCATCCTCCTGCAATTTGAATAGCTACTCCGGGAACGTTTTTAAGATCTTTGTTAAATATAGGAGTCAAAAAGACTGGAGTAACACCAGTATTTATATAGTATACATTACAATAGATAGCTAACGCTGGACCATATAACCCAGCAGTTGTTAAAGCTAAAGTTTGAGTAAAACTAGCATCATTATTAGTTGTACTCAAAGTATAAAAGTCTGGAGGTGTAGTTTGAAAAATTGTCGTAGAAAAAGGCGCAGTACCATTAAAAAGCCCAGGAAAGTGTGCTTGAAAAAAGTCAGTAATAGAAGGTCCAGTCCATCCAAAAGATGGAGCATAAGCTGCTCCTCCTCCTTGACTTTGAAAATTCCACGAATAATTAATTTTTACTCCATTCCCGGGATTAACCTCAACTGTATAATCTGTCAATGCGATCGGTAGGGATGGTGTACCAGCGGCAGGGACAGTATAAACAGTGGTCGAATGAAATACGTTCAACACACCTGCCGTTGCGTTCAAAGTATTTCCTGATAAAGCTAAGCCTGTTCCAACTATTAAATCTGTTACTGTTGAACTACCTTGACTTGATCCTTTTAATTGACCATTACCTGCAGTATTTGCAAGTTTATCGTTAGTAATAGCCAACGGTTTAACTACTCCAATACCCGAGTTTGGTGCCGTTTGAACAAGGTCTCCACTACCACTAAATTCAACTACTCCAAATTGAGTAGCACCGGCTTTAGGTAAGGTAGTTGAGTTCACTGATAAAGTAGGTCCTGCTCCAGCTGATAAAGATAGACCGGAGCCTAAAATGATGTCATCTACGCTTGTGAGTGAATTGGTACCTTTGAGTGTACTTGGTCCACCTGGATTAACTTTAGGGTTCGTGATAGCTGAATTTTTAACGACTCCAACACCCGAATTAAGAGAAGTTTGAACAAGGTCGCCGCTAGCGCTAAATTCTACTGCACCAAATTGAGCGGCACCTGCTTTTGGTAAAGTAACTGAGTCCACTGATAAAGTAGGTGATGCTCCGATTGTTAAAGATAGACCAGACCCTAAAAGAATATCGTCTACATCAGAAAGCGAATTTGTACCTTTGAGTGTACTTGCTCCACCTGGGTTAACTTTAGGGTTAGTGATAGCCAACGGTTTAACTACTCCAATACCAGAGTTAGGAGCTGTTTCGGTTAGGTCACCACTACCACTAAATTCAACCGCACCAAATTGAGTAGCACCTGCTTTAGGTAAGGTAGCTGAGTTCACCGATAAAGTTGGTCCTGCTCCAGCTGTTAAAGATAGACCAGACCCTAAAAGAATATCATCTACTTCAGAAAGTGAATTTGTACCTTTGAGTGTACTTGGTCCACCTGGATTAACTTTAGGGTTAGTAATAGCCACATTTTTGACTATTCCAATACCTGAATTTAAACTACTTTCAGATAAGTCTCCGATAGGATTAAATTCAACTAACCCAAATTGTGTAATTCCTGCATTTGGAGCGGCAACTCCTGTAGCGTTAAGAGTGTTACCACTAATGCTTAAACCTGTACCTAAAACAATATCTGTTACAACGGCGTTAATATTCGATGAACCTTTAAGCTGGCTAAAACCACTCATATCGGCTAATTTTGAATTAGTAATAGCCGCATTTTTGACCACACCAATACCTGAGTTAAGAGCTGTTTCGGTTAGATCACCTGTTGGATCAAATTCAACCACACCAAATTGTGCATTACCAGCTTTATTCAAAGATGCTTGATTGACACTTAAAGTAGGCCCTGCTCCAGCTGTTAAAGATAGACCGGAACCTAAAACAATGTCATCTACGTTTGTAAGTGAATTGGTACCTTTGAGTGTACTTGCTCCACCTGGATTGACTTTAGGGTTGGTGATAGCCACATTTTTAACGACTCCAATACCAGAGTTTGGTGCTGTTTCAACAAGGTCTCCACTACCACTAAATTCAACCACTCCAAATTGAGCAGCACCGGCTTTAGGTAAGGTAGCTGAATCCACTGATAAAGTAGGTCCTGCTCCAGAGGTTAAAGATAGACCGGAACCTAAAACAATGTCATCTACGTTTGTAAGTGAATTGGTACCTTTAAGTGTACTTGGTCCACCTGGATTGACTTTAGGGTTGGTGATAGCTGCATTTTTGACTACTCCAATACCAGAGTTTGGTGCTGTTTCAACAAGGTCACTACTGCCACTAAATTCAACCACCCCAAATTGAGTAGCACCGTCTTTAGGTAAGGTAGCTGAATCCACTGATAAAGTAGGTCCTGCTCCAGCTGTTAAAGATAAACCGGAGCCTAAAATGATATCGTCTACACTTGTGAGTGAATTTGTACCTTTGAGTGTACTTGCTCCACCTGGGTTGACTTTAGGGTTAGTGATAGCCACATTCGATATAATAGGAGCTGCTGCAGTTGTACCTATACCACCTAAATCACCTGCTAATTGAACTTTACCTTTGATTGTAGTGCTTGCGTCAGGAATAGAAACTGCTGCAATTTCAGAGTCAATATAAGCTTTGTTAGCCAAATCATTAGGATCGATAGGAGCTATAGGTTGAGATATAGCACCGCTCATAATGCCGCCTGATAATGGTAAAAACACATCAGCATTAGACATTTGATTTATAAACGTATTTTCTAATAAGAAACTCATGTTTATTTTTTGTAAAATTATGGATAAATTTAACTTACTAACAAAATTTAAGACTTTTTATTTTTTTTAAAAAATAAAAAGAAATATGGTTCAATTATACCTTTTTGATTGCATTAATTTGAGTAGTGTTAATTTGTTTCAATTTTTCTAAAAGCTCTTTCTGCGCCTTTTCAGTGGCTTGTTGATTTAAAAGTTCAATAGTTTCAGAACTTAAAGTTGGTTGTTTTGTTGACGGTAATGGAGCTTTCTTCCATTCGTTCATAATATTTTGAATATCTTCAAATTCTTCATGAGTAATTTGACCATCGATTATAGCTTTACTAATTTTATGATGTAGATTGTTCAGCGTCGTAAGTGCAACCACGCTTAATTTATAATGTTTTAATTTTTTTTCATTTAGCTTACTCTGGATAAGTTTAGCCACTCCAGAAATTAAACCAACACCGGAAAAAGTGGCTGAAGAAACCACGCTACCAATACCGGGAATAGTAGCCGCTAATGTACCAACAACGATGTCTGCTAAAATAAGACTATATTCGACACCGTCTGTCATTGATGCAAATCGGCCATACTTTTTACACATTGAGTTTCGTGCTTTTATTTCGTCTTGAAGTATCTTTTCATCATCCATTATTTTTTTAATTCTAAAATTGGTAGAATCACTAAGTAATTCTGGATATTTAACAAAATTATCTCCTTTGAATGCCGTGGGAGCAGTCGGAGTATTAAAATTTTCCGGAGCAATCATTTATTAACTGTTATATTTAATTTTTTTCAGCTAAAACTACTCATTGAGTGAATGTACTTATCATTTTAAAGTGTTATCAATGAAAAGTATATAAATAAATGACAAATTCATCCAAAGGTTTATTGATACTAGAAGAAGAAGATTTTGAAAGACTCGAAAGTGGAAAAGTAACTCACTTAGTACACACAGTAGAGTGTAAATATAGCATAGTTATGTTTTATACAGACGAATGTGACCAATGTAAGATTATCAAACCCATACTATTAAGCTTTGTTGGCAATCCTCTTGTTCAAATATGTATGGTTAATGTTTATGATCCTGATTCAACCAATTTAATTCAAATGTCTCAACAAACGACTACACCTCTTCAACACGTACCATTTATCGTATTTTATTTAAACGGTATTCCTTTTAAGAAATATGATGGTGGATATAACTTTACAGATTTTAAAAGTTTTATTACAAATGTTATAGGTGAAGCATCCAAAATAAAAGATACTAGCGAAATAAGTGAAATTCCACCTTATACAATCGGTAAACCAAATTCAAGTAAAGTTTGTTATTTAACTTATCAAAAAGCGTATTAAGAATATGATTTTAATGCTTATTTTAAGCATTAAAATTTATTTTTTGGATCTAAAAATTTCTTTTTCACATTCTGGTAGAATGTACTCCATTAAATGATCAAAATTGCCACCAGCTAAATCAGGGTCATTTAAGCTCATTAAAGAAAATTCTTCTGGGAGTAGTTGTGGTAATAAGTCATCTTTAAAAATATGCTGAACATTAGAAGGTAAATGTAAACCTTGAATTTGTGGAACAACTATTTTATGAAAAGTGGTACAAAATGTACCATAATTATAAAATTTTTGTATATTGTCGACTAAAATTGTTAAACTATATTCTACCATTGTTTCATTTATTTTATTTGTAATTTCACTTCTTTTTTCTTGAGTTAAATTACCCTTAAATTTTATTTTTTTTTGTTTTAAAGCCCAATTGGCCAAATTTAAGTATAAGTTTAATATATCTTTTAAAAGTGGAGATAAGCTTAAAAAAAACCGTTTTACGTCGGGGTCTTTAAACCATACACATTTTACAATTTTTTCATTTTCTTTTAAAACAAAGGTGTCACCAAACCATTTTTGTCCTTCTTCATTTTCACATTGAACTTTACCTAAAACATACAAAGTTTCATCTTTGAAATAAAACATGTTGGAATTACACCACAATTTTACAAACAGTTCTTCAAAGGTACATTTAACCGCTAAAAATTGAAAACCTTCACTAATTCTAAAAATTTTATGAAAGGTGTCGTTTAAGTATAAATTGTGACTTCCTAAAAATTGTTCATCACTATACTTGTTTAAAGCTTTTCTAAACAACCCAAATTTTTGAGGTATATTAACACCATCTTTAAATTTTTTTGGATGAACATATTTGTTTATTTTTTTAAAGTCAATTGAACCAGAAGTTTCGGTCTCAAATTTTAAAGTTAATTCAAACTTGTCAGAAAGACCATTAAGGTAAGCTATAAGTTGATCTTTTTCTGATAACACTTGTTTACAATTTTCAACATGTCTTAAGGTATTATCGTATCCTTTAATTGTTTTTAGACATTTGTCACAGCTAAATTTTACATGTCGGTGTATAATACATTTTTTGGTCTTTTGATGTGCCAAAAATAGCTTTTTGTCTTCGAAAGAGATATCGCAGAAGGTACATTCAAACATTTTATTAAGGTTATTTTTTATACAATATTTTTCATTTTATTTTATCAAGTACCATGCACCTTAAAAAATAAAGAAAAATATTTAAGTAATCCAGAGCTTATATAATAAATGAACCAGACAAAGTGTAACGAGTGGTCTAAAGAGAGACTAAACACGGCGCCAAAAAATCCACTAACTAATAGGAAAATTAAAGTTAATGGTCCAAAATACAAAGAATTAGACAAAGAGTGTGAGAACTTCATTGTAGATATTAACTCTCTTTGTTTGGCATGGTTAAAAGACAACCATTACGATGTATATCTTACACAGTCTAAAACACAGTCTAAAAACAAAAAGAAAGTATCACCTGTGATAAATTTAATTACAGAAGATAATGATGTATTGCAACCATTATCTGACTTTTTTAATATTGACTTTAGAAAGGAGATTGGCGAGCTTATTAAAGATTACTTTGCAACAGTTGCAATTAAAGAAGGAAAGGCTTGTATGAGCCAAAATAAAACTTTATTAAAATACGTGAATAAGGTTAACCTTCTCGGTTATGGCTCATTTGGCAATGTTTATGGCGCGACTATACCTAAAACACAAACATCTGTTGCAATAAAAGAAGGTAGAATTTCAGCACAAGAATTACAAAAAGCTATGGTTAAACAGTACCCATTAGAATATTTATTTAATAAACTTATAAATAATCTACTTGATGATAAAATTTGCCCTAATTTTGTGTATACATTTGCTATATTTTTTTGCGACAAATGTACCTTAAATGAGTTTGAAAAAAAACCTATCAAAACACAATGTTCTGAAACAATTGTGGAACTTTTTAACTACACACTTGATCATTTAAAAGATCTAAGAGATGAGGTAGTCTTTTCCATATTATTTCAACTTTTATTTGCTGTAAGTAGCATTCAATTAAAGTATGGTTTGTACCATAACGATATTAAAAAAGAAAATATATTAATTAAGGTTATTCCAAGTGGAGGTTATTGGGAGTACCATTTAGGTAATGACGTTTATAGAGTACCTAATTATGGATATATAGCAGCTTTAAATGATTTTGGTGTTTCGGTAGCATTTAAACCAGGAATAAGCAGTAACGATTATGGTCGTCGACAAGCAGAAGTTATTCAACGCTCTTCTTCTACTTTGACTTCTTCTACACAATTTCCTTATTTTAAATCGTTTACAACTCAATTTTATCCATTAATAGACAACAGAGGGAATGTGACAAAAACAAGACCACCTAAGTATAGTCTAAATAGAGGAACAAATAGAGGAACAAATAGAGGAACATGGAACCACTTTTATAAAAACTTTGACTCTAAACCTTCAATTCCAGTAGATTTGACTGACATGGGTAGATTTCCAGTATATTACTTCCATTATGATATTTTAGATACTATATATACGTTCATAGGAGGAAAAAGAACCCTACAACCTGGTAATCATCAACCTATGAAGGTAAGTAACCGTATTTTTGAGCATTTAAAAGACTTTTATTTAGTAAAACAGGATGACGTATGGCCTAAAGACAGAGTCGATTTGTTTTTGGCTAATTACACCATAAAAAAATTGTTTCCTTTTTATTTAAACCACGGTAGTAGTAAAGAATCAAAAATTGAAGAATATTATCTTTAAACTTGACCACAAGTCACGTTGAATGTTTTTAATGGACTTTTAATCCATTAAAAATTAATTAAAACGGTAAATCAATTTCTTCTGTATAGAACTTTTTGATCATAACGGCCATGTTATCTGTAGCCTTATCTATACCACGTTCACTACAAGTTTTGCGATAATGTTCGACGTATTCACTTTTCAAGTTAGGGTATTCAACATCCATATCAGAGATTTCTTTTCTAGATTTAATAACTAGTTCTTTCATTTCTTCTAATTTTTTAGAGTGCTCTGTGTATAAGTAGGCTGCTGTTGCTAATTTTTGCCGTAGTTCGAGATAAACTTGCATAGGTTCTTTTTCGTTAGGGTCTTTTTGAACATCTTTTCTAAGTTCTTCTTCTTTTCTTTTGATTTCTTCTATCTGTTGTTTCTCTTTTAAAGACTGTTCTTTGATGATATCAGAGTACTTAAGTGCTTCTTGATTTTTGTTCGGGTTGTCAACTTCAGTCACAAATTCTGTACTTGAAAGTTTACTTTGCAATGGTGTAGGTGTACCTATTTCACATACAAAAATTTGGTTTGCAGAAAAGTACTGAATTAGCTCCTTAGATTTTTCTTCAGCTTGTTCTAATCGATTAAAGGCTCCTCTAATCTTAATAAATCCATAAATTCCGTCTGGATCAGGTTTAACGTCTTTACCTGGAGTAAAAGAAAATAATGCATAATTTTGACCACGAACCTCAGGATCATTAAATCTTCTATCACTTCTAACATAACGATCAACATAAAGGTCTTTAAAAGCTTCTTCTAGTTCTTCTTCTGTGAGTGGTTTAGCCTTGCTAGGCTTCCAAACTTCATGCTTTCTAATATAAGTTAATAAAATTAGTAAGGCTTCTTTTACCTTTGAATTATTAACTTCTTTCATACCTGCAATTCCTTCTGATTTTAGATAATTAACAATTTCTTGTGCACCAGCTTTGACTATATGATTCAAATCTCGAGGACTAGTTAAGGAATCATAAGTCACTTTTTCTTGTTTTTTAATGATTTCTTCGCACCATTCAGAGGCGGTAATAGTTTCAGACAATAAAGCATCCATTTATTTATACTTTTTTATTACTCATTTTAATTACTATCAACTGACAAATAGTTTATTTTAATGCTTATTTTAAGCATTAAAATTTTTTAAATCAAAACAGAATTGTAACTTAAAATTAACCTTAATTTATTCTAACACACGATAAGCAAATGTAACAGTAGAATCATCCCCAAGAGGCTTAAACCCATCACGATTAATAAAATAAAATGGTTGAAGTCTATTGATTACATATAAGGTTGGAAACTTCTTTGTTGTAATCATGTTTCCAGGCTCATGAGTAAGAATAAATCTTTCATCTTTTACAAGCTCTACTGGACTATCTTTTTTACATATTTTAACCGTGGCTCTTTCTGGGTTCAACGTTTCTTCTTCTTTTTGAACATTTAATTGAATAGTTCGAGTATGCTTAGTTTCATTACGGTTCATTAACGTTACAGATTCAATACCTATGCGATGAGGAATAACACATGATGGAAAAAAATAGGTAGTAGTCAATTTATTGATTTCTTCCTCTGTTTTAACCTTATTATCGTCAGTGTCTGGATTATAGTTTGTTTTTTCTTGCTTGTCAACCAAGTATCCCTTGGATTGCATATAATATACGGGTGGCGTCTTCTCTGACTTACTATGATTTTCAATACGCATTTATTATATACATTTTTTATAATCTGACAAAAAAAGAGAAACTACAAATAAAAAAAAGACTTTTTATGTGAACTCATTAAATTTTTTCGGTTTTATTTGATGATTGTGTACGAATGTGTTTTGAGACCATTACACATTTGACTATTTTTGAATACTATTTTTAAGTAAAATAAAGATGATTAACACTTTGATCGACCCAGTTAGTATGACTACAGAAGATGAAGCCCGTTGTTGGTTTCTTGTAGCTCAGTTAGAAGAAATGATTGCTGATGTAAAGAAAGAA